CCTGGGCAGTGTATACTTTCGGGGGGAGGTTGCCCGTATGTGGATTGGTGGACCCTCCGATACTGGGGCCAGGACCGATGCCAGCGATGAGCGCGGTAGCACTTGCCCGCATTGCCTCATCAGTGTCACCCTGAATAAATCCCATGAGACTGGGTGGAACCTTTAGGTCCACGCCAACCTTTGAGAGCAGGGTAGTGCGATCAGCGATAGCGACTTTTGACTGAAGGGCAGAGGCATTTGCCTTCTCATTGACAAGTTGCTGTCGAAGCTCTGCTACTGTTTGGAGGAGAACAGTAGGATCACCACGAGTCTCCCTATCTCTAGCCAGTCGCTCACTGATGATTCTATCAACATCAGCCTGTGTAAATTTAACTTCATCTACCATAATGACACCAACACTTCTCGGCAGTTGTTCGCCTTGGGATATACGTATACGTTAATCATATTTAAACCTGCTTGTATTAAATCAAGTTCACTTGATTGCCCATGCCAAGTTCTCTTCTATGCGTTTCCTGTATGCGGGATCGAGATTTGGGACGGCCATGATCTTTCTGTTGAACGTGGCGGCCAACTTCTTTCGGCCAGTATAGAAAGCGCATAGCGCCATCTCATCCCACAATACCACCCCATAAAGGTGCGGCTCACAGAACATGAAAGAGTTATCTGGCTTGCACTTCAGGGCCATTGAACCAAACAGATAACCCAGGTTGAACTTGTCCTCGTTCCTGTAGATCAGGCAGAGCTTGTACAATGGTTCGGCGCGTCTCGGATCTGCATTGTGGGCATAGAGGAAGTTTGCAACCGCATGGTCCACAGCTTTCAGAGAGTAAGCTATGTTTCCTAACTGATAGTAAGAATAGTAAATCTCGTTTGGATTTGTGCCAGTTGTCATCTGTGTTCTTGTTTTATAATACCTGATTGCTTCTTTGTTCTTACCAGCGCAGAATAATGACTGTGCTAAGTAGAATGTGGATCTTGGTATGTCACAATCTGGATTATCTTTGATATCTTCTTCTAACATACGCGCATGATTCAAATACTTCTCCGGGTCTTGTGATGTTGCACCAGTACCAAACGATTCTATCAGAATGTTATTGAGGTACACTGCTTTCCACGTACCAGGAGCGAACGGAACTTCATGAACTGCGCCTTTGTATGTCCATGCAAGTCTGGTTGCAAACAATCTTAGTTGTCTGTATATACATAGACCACCAACGCCCAAAGCCAGATCAACTTCGTAACAATCAGCCGTAAGCGTGGGCAAAGGTTTCTTCAGATTGAAAATATCATCAGCATCCAATACCAACATGTAGTCTGCTTTGTCATATGCGGCTTTGAATACTGCTGTTCTATTGTAACCATAGTTCTTGAATGGTATGTCTAACAGTTCGCCAGGTATTCCTTCGAGTTCCTTTGTGATTATCTCTTTGGTATTATCAGTTGATCCAGTATCAGCAATCACCCAGTGATCGATAAAAGGTTTGACAGAACGAAGTGCATTGGCTATTACATGCGCCTCGTTCTTTACCATCATACAAAGACATATAGTAGATTTCATTTCTTCACCCATGTTCCAGTAGGATTATCTTTAATCATTTCGTTCTTGTAACATTCCATTATAAATTCTTCGAGAGTGCAGATCTTTTCCAGCAATTTCTTCTGCAATCCCCACTGTTGTATTATCATAACAGTAAGAAGAGCAGCAACAATACCCTGTCGCTCTACTATGTTCATAAAAATATTTGGGCCTAATACATTAACAAGATCACTCACTTCATCACGTCCATGTGTTCGCCGCCTTCAGGTGTTAGGTCTGCTCTTGGTTGTTGCCCATCATTGCGCATCCTCGCCCCAATGGGCGACTGCTCCCTGGGCGCATCAGGGATCTCGGCCTTCATGCGGGCCAGCTCTTCCTCGGCTTCTTCCTTGGTGCAATCATCAAGTCTCATGATGGCAGACAGCTTGCTCGTCAAACCGCTGTTCTTCCTGGCTTGCTCAACGGCAGTATCTTCCTTCATGTCTCGTGGTAATCCATCCTGCCAGCCGACCGTGTGTAACGTCACTACAGAGGCATCCTTGACGCGGCCAGTTGTATCGAGGATAGACGCGGCCAGCATCATGCGTTTTACTGGGGTGTCGAAGACGGTTCTCAGCCTGCTAGTCTTGGCCAGAGTTCGAACCAGCAATCTACGCCAGGCAGATCCACTCACCTGCATACCCTGACTGTAATCTCCGAGCGCAGCCGGGGTGAGGTCAGTGACCTTGTAAAGCATGTCAGTCACCTTATCCATCTCAGTGAATGACGAATTCAACTTGCCATCCCATGTGATGTAGGTGGGTTTGTTCTGCGGATCTCTGATCGGGAAGAAGCGCCCGTTCAACAGCAATGCATCCTCGCCAGTCTCCATGTCAGTGGTCAGCATATTATCCGGCCCGGCCAGGAGAGGGCGCGCATGGATGTCGAGGATTGATGCCACCTTTATAATTCTTGTAACAAGTTCGTGTACCAGGTTCTTGATGTTCTTGAAATCATCAGTGGGGTTCTGCATAGCGAACACCAACGGATACGGAACGCCAGTGTCCACAGAACTCCCGAGTGGAGCGACAAAGGTGGCGGGGTCAACGTTGAGTGGGATTGGTTGCATCAATGAGGCATACTTGGCTGAGGTCGATAGCGGTACTTCATGATCAATCATGTTACCGCTCATCCAGAACAACCTGTGGAAGATGACACCTGGTTCGTGTATCTCTACCTTCAGCAACTTGGCTTGAGATGTTCCTATCTGTTCTATGAACGTCCATGCGAGAACGTGTGCTGTTATCTCATCTTCATTGTCTGGATTAACAATCGGGAACCAGATGGACGGCTTGATGTTCTCGATCAGTGAACCAGGTTCTTTATACTCAGCACCTTTGAATCTTACTTTCATTACTGCATGATTGTACTTGATCATGTTGACTGCTGCTTTGTACAACGCAACATTCAGATTGGATCTCATGCGAATGTTATCCAATGTGGTTTGTTCTTTGGGTGTTCCACCTAACATTCTCGGTGGTTCACTAACAAGGAAGTCTGCATATACATTGCACACAACCAGGAACCAATTGAACTCTAACTTGCGCTGACCATACGGTGTTGGAAAGAATGTTGACAATGTTGCATCAACAGACTGTAAATCCTGTAGATCCCACAGATCACGCCATACTAAATGGAAATCTCCATTATAAAGTTTATCATTTTCTTCATAGATTCTCAGTCGCTCGGTTTCCGATGCGGGAGGAAAGATACTCTGCGGCCACAACCATCTCTGATCAGTGAGCATAGAAGTATACAATAACGCTCATGCTATTTATATGCGCGCCCCCCTGTGCGGAAGGCATTTGGTCTTCAAAAAAATTAAGGAGGTGTATATGCCCCGGAAAATGGGCGGAGGTGAGGGGTAAGTAAGTGAGAGAAAAAAGAAGAAGAAGATGATGAAGAAGAAGATGAAGTGAGGTATAAGGATAAGGATAAAGATAATATATACTATATACAACATTTCTACTACTACTTATATATTAATATTAAAAATACATATCTCTTTAGGATTGAACAACTTAATTTAATATGTGAATTAATTCATAGAGAATTAATCACATATCTCAATGCATCAATCGGGTGGTCGTCTTCCTTGATCACCTCATCATGCATCATCTCCGGATTCCAACTGTACGTCTGCATAGTCTTGATCAGCCAGGGGCAGCGTCTTGTCAAGACCAGCTCCCCCTTGCTTATCATCGTCGCTATCTTTCTTATCCCATTCAGTACATCGTTGTCAGCAGACCTCGCCCTCCTCATGCCATCCTTATTCAATTGAAGAATGTATGAAGCAGCCGAGGGATCAACCTCGATAGTAGTAGCGTAGCCAGCTTTGCCAGTCTCGTAACAACTGTCGGGGCCTGGGTCCACAGCCCTGCGGGGCTGTGTCCCCGGCCCCTCCTGATAACCAGACATGCCTTCCGCACGCGGGGCGGGGGGGGATATTGTATTTTTAATTTGTAGTTGTAATTGTTTATTCGATTCATCAATCAAGTTTACTTTACTTAAATCATTTCTACCTGTACTCAACCCTACTTTACTTACATCAACTATTCTTTTCTCACTATCACAGCCTACCACTGGCCCCCCCTCTCCATCTAATAACGCTTGCAAGCGCGATGGTTGTATCCATTTACCTGACATGTAGTCAGCAAGATCTTTGCTGTACTCACCATCTGTCTTCTGTTGACACATCACTGTTGAATCCCAATAGTATTCGTTCGTTACATACCACGTTGGTTTCAACTTACCTGGTACTAAATACTTCTCAATCGATACGAATGCCGTAGGATTGTGTGTACCATAATCAATTCCTATTCTAAGTTCCTTCGGTCTTAGATTAATTGGTGGATCATGCACATGATAATTGCTATTAAAGTTAGCAAACACTATCCCACTTGCAGCAACCCAGTTGCCAAGTATGTTTCTATCATAGAACACAGTACCAATTGGATTCTCTGCTATAATCGCTGCCTTGTATGCAGGATCAAGCCAAGGATTGTCATCTAATGTGAAATGCCA